CAAAGTTAAAATGCTGTTTACGAGATCAATGTAAATGTAAACCTAGACCATCACCCGCAAATCCTAATCCTCAAATAGAAGCTAACCCTTTTAGATACACATTATAATGGCTAAGAAAAAAGGAAATGTCTTTGGACAGACTATCACTTATACTAAAACACATAAAGGCACATCAATAGGACGTAAACCCATCACATCTACTATGAATAAATCTAAACGTAGATCGTGGAAAAAATATAGAGGACAAGGCAAGGTTTGACATAAAAGTCAAATACTCGTAATAGGAAACATGGCTAGAAAACAAAAAACAGCAACAGATGTAAAAATTGATACTATCGCAAGAGAGATCAAAGAACTAAAAGAAGAAGTTAAACAACTCAATAAAACTGTTTCTTTTGGTAAAGGTGCTGCATGGATATTACTGTTTCTAGGTTCAATAGCTGCTGGAGTATATAATTTATTTACAAGATAATTTATGTCTAAACATAAACGCATCTTAGTCATATCTGACTTACACATTCCCTATCATAGGAAAGATAGTTTTGATTTTTTAAAAGAAATTAAGAAACAATACAAACCTGATACCATAATTAATATTGGTGATGAGATTGATTGCCATGCTTTATCATTCCATGAGTCAAACCCAGACTTACCATCTGCGGGACATGAATTAAGTATTGCTAAAGAATACATTAAAGAACTAGAAAACATATTTCCTGAAATGACTTTGCTAGACTCTAATCATTCTAGCTTAATTTATAGACGTGGTATCAAACACGGAATACCAAGAGGATTTCTAAGAGAGTACAATGAGTTTTTAAATGTAAAGAAATGGAAGTGGGTTGATGATTTAGTTCTTACCTTACCTAACAAACAAAGATGTTTATTTACACACGGAAAAAGTGCAGATGTAATTAAAGTATCGCAAATCCATTCTATGAATTGTGTTCAAGGTCATTTCCATAGTAAATTTAGAATTGATTACTGGGCAAATCCTGATAACCTTTTGTGGGGTATGCAAGTAGGTTGCCTAATAGAACAAAAGAATATGGCTTTCCATTATGCCAAGAACTTTAAAACAAAGTTTGTAATGGGTTGCGGAATGATTATTGATAGCATACCAAAGTTAATGCCAATGGTATTAGACAACAAAGGTAAATGGATTGGAAAGATACTATGAGTTTAGAGAACTTAAAAATAAGAATCAAACTACATGAAGGCTTTAGAGATACTGTTTATATGGATAGCTTAGGTAAAGCGACTATTGGCTATGGTCATTTAGTAACTTACAAAGATAAGTTTGAAGAAGGTAAAAAATACTCAAAAGAATTTTTAGATGAGTTGTTTGAACAAGACTTTCAAAACGCAGTAGATCAAGCAGACTATTTTATTAAATCCAATGAACTAGAAATATGTGATACCGCTAGAGAAGTTATTATTGAAATGGTGTTCCAATTAGGTATAGGTAATGTCAATAAATTTAAAAATATGATTAAAGCATTAAAAGAGAAGGACTATGTAACTGCTGGTGATGAGATGATACAATCTCGTTGGTATAAGCAAACCAAAGAAAGATGCCAAAAACTTGCAGACATAATGAGAAAGTGTGAATCCTAAAGATAAACAAGTTGGTGGTAGTCATTACCAATTAGAAATACAGCCAACAGAATACATCTATAAAAACAATCTTGATTACCTATCAGGCAACGTGGTAAAGTATATTACTCGCTGGAATAAAAAGCATGATTGCTTAGATAAACAGTTAGAGGATATTGATAAGGCTATTCACTATTGTGAGTTATTAAAACAACTTGTAATAGAATCAGATAAATAAGCCTTATTTACATTTCAGGAATGGCAAAACGAAATAGTATTCATTTTTTTCTGTTTCGTTAAAAAATAGGGGGTCTATGAGCGTTTAAATGGCATTTTAGACGTGATTTAGAACCCTAAAGAACAAAGGACGAATTATGTGGTGGAATTTGATAGGAATGGCAGTAAAAACAGGTGCAGAAGTCTATAAGAACAAAAAGGAAGCTGATAGACTAGAATCTGTTGCAAAAATGCAACACTATCAGAAAATGGCTAGTGGAGAGATAGAGTATCAAGCCAAAGTCATAGATAATCAAAATCAGGGGTGGAAAGATGAGGTAGTCCTCGCAATAGTTATTTTACCGATTATCGTAATTGCTTATTCAGTATTCTCAGGAACGCCAGACGCTAAAGAGAAATTAGATTTATTTTTTGAATATTTTAACAATCTACCGGATTGGTATGTTTGGCTAACAGTTGGTATCTTTGGAAGTATTTATGGATTAAAGCCTACTGCTGATCTATTTAGAAAAAAATGAACTACGTATCAGTAACAGTAGTGATGAGTTATAGAAACTTGTCCACTTTTGAAAACGAGTTCACTGCTTTCAGTTTGGAAGATACTACTGATCTCATAGCTACTAGAAACTTCATTAATGGACTTAAAAGTAATGACCGATATGAAATCTGGGGAATAGAATACGAAGTTGAGCCAATGGAGTTTACCGAACCAACCGATCCCAGAATAGTTAATACTGTTCATTAAATAGGTAGAACATAATACTTATTACCTTCGTGATACTGTCTAATTTGTGATTTAGGTAATAGTTCCATGATCTGGTTAATTGTTTTAATAACCATTTTATCATTAAAGCAAAAGCAAATATAATACTGAGTGTATTTAGGATCACACATTACAGATTCCCAAGCACAGTATTTTTTTATATCACGAATTTTGATTTTATTAGATGCTTTAATCTCTGAGTAAAATTGGCGGTCTTTGTTGTAACAAAAATAATCAGGTTGAGCAACCATAAGACCAAGACGAGTCCAATGTGGAATAGGTGATTCAAATAAGTTTTCATCTGCGTTGAGGAGAAGTTTTTTGAAAGCATATCCTTTATCACGGCAATAATCTTCAAACCTTTTTTCTGCAAATCTTGGATCATAGTTTTTAACTCTATCATTATAGTTCTCCATGTTTAGTTTACCTTTTGGGTAGATTTGTTTTTCCATGTTCTAATACTGTTTTGTAGTAAAGCGATTTGTTTTTTTAGTCTATCTATTTCTTCTCTAGCTTCTTCTAATTGTTTTTCTAGGATAAGAATATTATTCTGTTGGGATTCTATAATCCATTCTAAATCCTTATCTCCACGAAACTTGTTATCCATTAGTTTAAATGTTTTTGTGCCGATATGTAAGAACGCATATATTCTACATAAGCTACATAGTTATTAAACTTAGCTTTAATCCTATCATACTCAGATGATGCAGTAGCTAGTCCAGCTAAATGTTTAGAGTAATCTGGGTGAACGTAACTATGCTTTTCTGCTTCGGACATTGAACAATTATGTTTATGTTTAGCTTCCAAACATAGCTTTGAGAATATCACTTTAGTGTTTGAGTCTAACAGATTGTAATTGTATTTAGCTTCAGCCATTTGATCGGCTAACTTATCCATTTCTTGTTTGATTAGTTCTGGGTTTTTTAGAGCAAAAGATTCCATAGTCCTTCCTACACTTTTTAGTTTAATATAACTTAGATATATTCTGGGTATCTAAGTTTTTCTGACTTCAACTTTTTAAGAACTTCTTTTAACTCTTGTTCTTTATGTAAGCACTCTAAAGTCCACTCAGAATCTTTAGCGTATTGAGTTAATAACTCACTTACTTTCTGTTGAAGTTGAAAGAGATTGTTCATCTGCTTTCTCCTTTTTTTTAATTAGGCTATTAATTAACCTAATATTTTTTACCTCATATTTATCAAAGCTGACAGGTGCATCAGCATTATAGGCAGCTTCAACATCAGGATATTCGCACTCAAAGGTAATATCAGCGTTAAAATGATATTGTTTAGTTACCATAATATTATTGTTATCATCATTCATATTAAAATCAAGGGTTGTAGTGCCAAGCATTTAACAAATCAAAAGGGGAAGACCCAACCGATAAAAAAACGAAAAGAGGTTGGATAAGACTTGGCACTACTGAGTTCATATTATTTTGTAACCTTATTGTAAAGATCAATTACATGAGCGATTGTGGACTCATTAATTTCATCTACCTTAAAGTTACCAGCACGGATTCCAGCTTGTAACATACCCTGTACCCAGATTGTCATTCCTTTAGTATCTCGGGTATTATCCTTTTCATATTTAACTGGACTAAAATCAGTTGGCTGTTCTGCTGGTGCATTTAGCCATTCTCTTTCTGATTGGGGTAGTGGATCGTCCATACCATCTGGCATAACTTGTATCTTAGGATTTTTGTCCTCATCAACTGATACAAAGTTAGCACCTGATTTTTTAGATACACCATAGTGCATACTAACTTTATCACCTTGTTTACATACAGGTGTAATTGCAGACCATAATGTAGCTTCTACATCATCTACAACTATTTTAAAGTTAGGGTATTTATTTGGCTGTCCATTTCTAAGTCTATTATCATAAACAGCTTTTACTGTGCCTAATATATGTGGCATTATTTTTCTCCTTGTTTTGGTTTAAATTTTGGATTCAAGAATTGAAATACTTTTAGACAGGCTAAAGCAACCTGTTGCATTTCTTCGTTTACATCAAAAGTTTTAATATTCAATTTGCCGTCCTTAGTGGCATTGACTATAACACCTTTAGATATTTTAAAATCAAATTGTTCTTCTAAACAAATTGAATAGAGAAAAATTTGCATCAAATAACTGTCCCTAATCCCTGATGACGTTTTCCAATCGTATATAATATACTCGCCTTTACCATTCTTAAACAAAGCATCATAAGTACCTGTAAAGAAATGTTTACGAGATAATACTCTTGATTCAGTATTAACCATTTCTAAACCTTCTTGTTCATTGTACCATTCTTTGAACTTGGTAAAAGATTTAGCCATACCTTCATTTGTAAAGTTAGGTTCTTCTTTGTGATGAATATATTTTTCAATCGCATCATGTACATAAGAACCGGCAGTACCCGCTTGTTGCATAAAAGTATTAGGTGCTTTCTTAATGAGTTCAGCCATTTCTAATATCTGTATCTCATCATAAGACTTACCAGCTTGTACAAGTTCTTTAAATTTTTCAGAACAAAGTTTTGTACTCCAGTTGCCAATAGCGGAAGCGGGAGTCAATAACTTACAGACATTGGTAGCACTTGGAACTTCTTGTTCATTCCAATAATACTTGTGGGGTTCAGGATCAAAGAACAAAGACTCAGTAGTCTTATCCTTATACTCCAATTTAGTTTCTATCATGCCTTCTCCTTTAATTTGTTAAATGTAATACGATTGTTAAAAAGATTTGAAACAAAAGTAAACAACTAATTATCCAACACCACATCAGTAGAGTTTTCATATTCTATCTCCCTGTAATAACTTTTAATTGGTTTATACAAATTTTGAACAGGTACTTTTAAAAAGTCAGCTAGTAATTTTAGTTTAGCACTAGAAACTTGATTTGTACCTTTTTCAAACTTTTGCATTTGCTGAAATGTTACACCAATAGATTTACCAACATCAGTTTGAGTTAGTCTTTTTCTATATTTTTTCTTACCATGAATAACCTTGAAAGTATTATTTCTGATAAGGAAAAGATTATTGGCTATCGTTTCGTTGATTTGCTGTTCCGTCATTTGCCTTCTCCATTTTTATAAGTTTAGATTCTAAGTTATTAAGAATGTTAAATAGATATGAATTGTCCGATATATGTAACAATCTATCTAGCGAACCATTCTTTGCACAGTAGCTATAAGACTTAATTAAGTCCTTTAGACTTTTTATTTGATGTTTGTTCATTAGTTCCTTCCTATTTAGATAACACGCTGTGTCCACGACCTTCTAAGCAGTTATCAGTTATTTGTTTGTATTTGTCTGTAGCTTTAGGAGATAACCATAATAGCTTTGGTCTTAAAGCTATATTATAAATTTTCTTACCTATTTCTACAGTTGTGTTTGTATTTGCTTTTGCTTGATATTCACAATGTTGCAAATCATTACTTATTTCAGCAGCTTTGTTTTCATTAAACGTACCACTTCGTCCAGCAGTATCTACTACTGGTTTGTAAGCACAGTTGGCTAACAATAAACTACTTATTATCAGTATTATTTTTTTCATTGTCATTCTCCCAGATTGCTTTCCATTTTTTATAAATATCAGGATCACCTTTGGTTTCATTAGGAATTGGCTGACGCATATTCTCTAACGCCTCACGTCTTGTCATTTTAATTGTTGCACCTTTTATCATTTGTTACCTTCCCTTAGCTTTTTTATGATTTTGTGAAACTTTGTAACCAATTCATGGTTATCTTTCAAGCCATCACTTGTTAAATGCTCTATATATTTTTCTAAAGCATCTATCGTTAGTTCTTTTTCTACTAACGTAAGGTTATAGTTTTGCATTGTTTTCTCCTTCCATTATTTGTTTGCGTAATTTTTCTAATTGGTTTTTTTCTTTTGTAGTCGTAAAGCCACGTCTATTTTCATTCTCTAAAATTCTAACGTAAACTTTACGATACAATCTTTTAATGTCTTGCAAGGTTGTCATTGATAATAGCTTTCATCATCAAATTCGCTACATTGTTCTTCGTATGCAATATCTCCATGCCTAGTTAGAACTTTTCTGTACCAGTATTGATAATTTTCTGGTTCATCTTTTTTATACCAAGATACTTGAAATTTTGCTTGTTCCAAATAATCTTTTCTTGTTGCATCTTCCCAATCAGATTCTC